TCTTCTCATCAAGCAGACGATGGATGTACTGATGACTTGGTTGCTTGTCTGTTTATTTTTGCATGGGTAACAGATCAAACTTATTTTAAAGAATTAACAGACATGGACATTCGTAAAACCATGATGGCAGAACAACAAGATATGTTAGAACAGGATATGGCTCCATTTGGTTTTATTGTAGATGGTTTAGAGGATGAGAATATAGGAGAGATGGTTGACGAATATGGAACTAGATGGAATCCAGTTGTAAGAGACTATGGTTCAAACTGGTGATTAAATAAACTCTATTAAATCATTATCTACCTTAATCCAACAGTTAGAACACAATATATGGGATATACTTATAAGATGAAATATTTCTTTACGGCTCTCATCATTTGTACCAACTCTCTTTGTTAGTTTTCTTATTTCCGAATCATGTGGATAAAACTTTAAGCACACTGTTTCACTCTCACCGCAGTGTTTACAAGACTTATCTATTAAAAATTCGTTGAGTAATAAGATTCTTTTACGGTAATTTCTACGAGCTACCTTCTTAATAGTCTCTTTATACTTCTCATAATGATCGTTTCCCATATAACTATTTATATGATATAACACTTATAAAAAGGGTTTTTGTAAAGTTTGTTTTTTATAAATATCTGTAACAGAATGAAAAAACAATCTTAATAAAAAGATAAGATGAGGAGTACAGTATGTCTTTTTTAGTTTCTCCTGGCGTTCACGTTAAAGAGATAGATTTAACTAATGTAGTTCCTAGTGTTGATACCACTATCGGTGCTATTGCTGGACCTTTCGAAAAAGGCCCTGTAAGTAAAGTTACTACAATTACCTCTGAGGCTGATCTAGTCAAAAATTTTGGTAAACCTAGTTCAAACAACTTTGAATATTGGTTTACTGCTTCTAATTTCTTAAAGTATAGTAATACTTTAAAAGTAGTTCGTGCAGAAAGCGGTTTCCTAAATGCTGGAGAAGCTTCTGGACTACTAATTCAAAATGATGATGTATACCTTGCAGACTACTTTACCGAAACAGGTGATGGTACAGTAACATCTAATGATTGGTATGCTAGATCACCTGGCACTTTAGGCAACTCTCTACGATTAGAAGTTTGTCCCTCTGCCACTGCATACGAGCAAGATTTGGGTGTAGGTAACTTAGTCAACGGTGCTGGCGCAGTTGGTGATGACACAATCACAGTCGATGACGCTGATGGAAGTGGTTTTGCTTTCCAAGTTGGCGACATGATTAAGTTTCACACAAACGATAGTATCACTGCAACGAGTAACGGTGCAATCACAACAGCTTCTATCAACCTAACAGTTGATGCAAACTCTGGTACGATTGCAGTTGGTAATCGTGTTATTGCAGCAGGAATTGATGAAATAGTTACAGTTAAAACTGTTACTTCTCAAACTGCTCTTATTCTAGATAAAGCAATTACAATTGCAGACAATGTTAGTATGGCATTTTCAACTTATGCTTCAGTAGAGGCTGGTAACAAAGAATATGAAGTTACTAGTATTTCTGGTGAAGTATTGAGTATTCGTTTAAAAGATGATGCTGATGAGGGTGGTCTTCAAACTATTATTGCTGACAACTCTTTCATAACAAGGCGCTGGAGATTTTCTGACAGATTTGATGGTGCTCCTAGAACGTCTGCTTATAATACACAAAATGGTCGAGGTGCTGGTGATGAGATACACGTTGTGGTCTTTGACGGTACAGGCGACATAACAGGATTTGATGTAGATATAGCAGGACAAAGAACTCCTGCTATCATAGAAACCTACGCTAACCTCTCAAAGAATTCTTCTGCAAAAGGACCACAAGGAGATAGTATCTACTATCCAACAGTGTTCTTTAATCAGTCTGATTTTGTTTATTGGGGTGATCATATCGCTGCTGGTACTAACTGGGGAACTGATACAACGAGTGCTTATACAGAACTTAAACCTATCACTCTCGTAACATTTACAGGTGGTACAGATGATTTTGCTGTAACTGCTGGTGAACTAGAACTTGCATACGATTTGTTTGGTGATGCAGAAACAGTGGATGTGAATCTAGTTCTTGGTGGACCAAGTTCTGGTGTAACAAATACTGCAGCTGGACAAGATACTCATGTAACAATGATTACTTCTCTTGTAGAAGGTAGAAAAGATTGTGTTGCATTTGTTTCTCCATATCGTGCTGCAACAGTTGGTATCACAAACTCAACTACACAAACAGAAAATGTAGTAGAAGCATTTGAACTATGTCCTTCATCTTCTTATGTGGTGTTTGACAGTGGTTACAAATATATGTACGACAAATATAATGATTTGTATCGTTATATTCCATTAAATGGTGACATTGCTGGTCTGTGTGCAAACACAGATGGTGTTGCTGATCCTTGGTTCTCTCCAGCTGGTTTAAATCGTGGAAACGTAAGAGGTGCAATTGCTCTTTCTTACAATCCTACAGGTGGAGAAAGAGATCAACTATATCGTGCAAGAATTAATCCAGTGGTTAACTTCCCAGGCCAAGGTGTGGTTCTGTTTGGTGATAAAACTGCTCTATCTAAACCAAGTGCATTTGATCGTATCAATGTTCGTAGATTGTTCTTGGTACTTGAGAAAGCAATTGCAACTGCTGCTAAGTTCCAACTCTTTGAATTTAACGATGAGTTTACACGGGCTCAGTTCCGTAACTTGGTAGAACCTTTCTTGAGAGATGTTCAAGGTAGACGAGGTATTACAGACTTTAAGGTAGTCTCAGACGGTACAAATAATACCGGCGAAGTAATTGATCGAAACGAGTTTATTGGAGATATTTACATTAAGCCTGCTCGTTCAATTAACTTTATTACCCTAAACTTTATTGCAACTCGAACAGGGGTTGCGTTTAGTGAGGTAGGAGGTTAATCATGGCTAATATAGATGACTTTAAAGCTAACTTAATCGGTGGTGGTGCTCGTGCTAACCAATACAGAGTAACGATTACTCCACCCCCCGGCATTGCAATTGGACTAGATGTTCGTAGAACTTCTTTTCTTGTGACTGCTTCTCAATTACCAGCTTCAACACTAGGTGAAATTCCCGTACCATTTCGTGGAAGAAACATTTATGTATCTGGTGATCGTGCAGCTCCTGAGACTTGGACAGTTACATTCATGAATGATACAGACTTCATGATACGAAATGCAATGGAAAGATGGCAAAACGGTATTAATGATTACGCTGAAAATACTGGTGTAATTTCTCCTGCTGATTATCAGACAGATTTGACTGTTGAACAACTGGATCGTGATGATACTGTACTAAAGAGTTATATCTTTAGATCAGCATATCCATTGACAGTTGGAGCAATTGAATTGACCAATGCAGAAGCTACTGAAATTGAAACCTTTGAAGTAACTTGGAGATATCAACACTTTGAGCCTAGTGGTGTAAGTTTCTAATTTAAACCTACTAAATAGAACTAGTAGGAGATATTAGATATTATGGCTGAACTTTTCGGGTTTCGTATAGAAAGACCAAAGAAGTCGGAGGGAAGTGTACCATCATTCACTTCCCCCACTTCCGATGATGGCACTATTGACATTGCCGGAGGAGGTTTCTTTGGACAAGTTTTAGATCAAGACGGTAGAGAACGTACTGAATTAGATTTAATTCGTAGGTATCGTGACATCGCTCAACAACCTGAGTGTGACACGGCAATTGAGGATATTGTTAATGAGGGCATTATATCTAATGAAGATGATGTAGCAGTACAGATAACTTTAGATAGATTACCTTTTCCAGAAAAAATTAAACGTAAAATTAGAAAAGAATTTATGGAAGTTCTAAGATTGCTTCATTTTGAGCAAAAGGGCCATGATGTTTTTAGACGTTGGTATGTTGATGGTAGAATATTCTTTCATAAAATTATAGATACCAAAAATCCCAAACAAGGTATTACTGAACTTAGATATATTGATCCTACAAAAATTAAAAAAGTAAGAGAGATTAAAAAAAATAAAGACACTAAAACTGGCGCAGATATGATTCAGAAAATTGAAGAGTATTATCTTTATAATGAAAAAGGAATTAATTCTGCTGGTATGGGTGGTGGTACAGGAAGTATGAAAATTGCAGGGGATGCAATCTCATATTGTCCTTCTGGAGTTATTGATGGTAACTCTGGTAGAGTTTTATCCTATCTACACAAAGCAATTAAACCAGTTAATCAGTTACGCATGATTGAAGATGCGTTAGTTATTTACAGAATTTCACGAGCACCAGAACGTAGGATATTCTATATTGATGTTGGTAATCTACCCAAGATCAAAGCAGAACAATATCTTAAAGACGTTATGAACCGTTATCGTAACAAGTTAGTATACGATGCGAGTACTGGTGAGATACGTGACGATAGAAATCAAATGAGTATGCTGGAAGACTTCTGGCTCCCACGAAGAGAAGGTGGAAGAGGTACAGAGATCACTACATTGCCAGGCGGTTCTAATCTTGGTGAGATTGATGACATTGTATATTTTCAAAAGAAACTTTATAAGTCTCTCAATGTTCCTATTTCAAGAATGGATAGTGAATCAGGATTTTCATTAGGAAGGTCTACAGAGATTACAAGAGATGAACTTAAATTTACAAAGTTTGTTCAACGTATTCGTAAGAAGTTTACTCCACTCTTTACAGACATTCTCAAAACTCAACTATTGTTGAAGGGAATTATTGCGCCTGATGACTGGCCTATGATGCAAGAACATATTCAGTATGACTTCTTACAGGATGGTCATTTTTCAGAGTTAAAGGATGCAGAACTTCTAGAGAATAGAATACAATCATTAGAAAGTATACAGTCTTATGTTGGAACATTCTTTAGTAAAGAATATGTATTAAAGAAAGTTCTACGTATGAATGATGCTGAGATAGATGAGATGAGAAAACAAATACAGCGTGAAACAGAAATTGATCCAATGGACGGTGGAATTGATATACCAGATGGTGGAGATGGTATTACACGTTACCCACAAGATGGTGCTGGTGGTGTTATAACACCAGACCAAATGCCAGATTATGAAGAGCCAGAAAAGGAAGGAAATTAATTATGAGTAGAGAATTTGTAGATGCAGTTGCAGACGGAAATAATATAGAAGCTGAAAAAGTTTTTTCAACCAGCATTGCTAATAAGGTTGGTAGTACACTAGAAACAAAACGTAAGGAAATTGCAAGTACTTTTGTACAGAGTATGACGGTAAATCCAGAGGAAGAAAATGAGTCAGAGGTTTGACAATCTATACGAATCTTTAATTGAAAAAGATGAGCATAAGAAATCTAAGGAGTATAAAAAACTTTCTCCTAAGATGAA